GAAGCCTGCAGCTTACGCCTGCTTTTGATGCCGGTACCACTTCCTATACGGCTGAGACCGTGAATGATGAGGATGCTGTATCGGCTACTGCGGCAAGCGGAACGGCGGTCACAATTCTTGTGAACGGAGTGGCTCATACCAGCGGCAATGATGCGACCTGGGCGAGCGGAACCAATACCGTGACGGTGATCGCGAGCAAGACCGGATGCACCAGTACGGCATATACCGTAACGGTGACAAAGAACGGACAGGGTTGATCTTAACGGGCAGGGCTCCGGCTCTGCCCATTCTTGTGATTGGAGGAAAATGAAATGGCACTTACAAAGACAGTGAATATTGATGGCAAGGATGTGACCTTCAGGGCTTCCGCTGCCATTCCAAGAATATATAGAAATAAGTTTCACAGGGATATCTATAAGGATCTTCATGATCTGCAGAAGGGCATTGATGAGAATGATCCCGAAAATTCTGCGCTGGATTCCTTTTCGCTGGAACTGTTCGAGGATATAAGTTACATCATGGCAAAGCACGCGGATCCGCAGGGGGTTCCGGATACGCCGGATGAATGGCTGGATCAGTTCGGTACATTCTCCATCTATCAGGTGCTTCCTGAGATTATCGAGCTCTGGGGTCTGAATGTGCAGACGCAGGTGGAGAGTAAAAAAAACTTCGAGCGACTGACCGGGAAATGACAACGCCGCTCTTGCTGTTAAGGGCGGTGCAGCTTGGTGTGCATATCAGTGAGATGGATCTGCTGACCATCGGAGAGATCAATGATATGTATACGGAGATGCAGAGGGATGAGCAGCAAGGTGAATTTTGTTATGTCGGAACGCAGGAGGACATGGATAAATTTTGATTGATATTTACAGGCGAGAATGATATAATACAATTCAAATCGAAATGAAGGGCACACATAACGTGTGAGGGTGTAGGAATGATTATTAGATAATTTGATTTGGTAAATGCAAACGGAAGAATAAGACCTGCAAGGGTCTGTTTGTATATGCCGAATTAGATTATCGTATCATTCTAAAGCCGCTATTGATTCTTGTTCATGGTGTGTGCGTTCGGCATATAGTCGTGTTTAGTTTGTACGCTTAATCTGTCTTCGGCATGGAGACAGATTTTTTAATGCGGGCAGTAAGGAAGACTATATGTTTCAGATAAAAGGACTGAACATTTCACATAAGCGTGATCTCAGAAATATGTTAGAGGATTTCTCACTTGTCTTAAATCCGGGTGATAAAGCTGTTATCATTGGAGAAGAAGGTAATGGAAAGAGCACATTGCTCCGATGGATGTATGACCCAGATGCGGTAGGGGATTACATCGAGGCACATGGCGAGCGGATTGTTTCGAGTGAGAGGCTTGGGTATTTGCCGCAGGAGCTTTCCAAAGAGGATAAAAAGAAAACAGTTTATGAATTCTTTTCCGAATCGGAGATGTTTTATCTCAAGACACCAGGAGAGCTTGCCCAGTTATCGGCTGAGATGCAGATTGATAAGGATTGCTATTACAGCGATCAGTTGATGGAATCGCTGTCGGGTGGCGAGAAAATTAAAATTCAGATGTTGAAACTCTTAATACAGGAGCCGACTGTCCTGCTGTTGGATGAACCGTCAAATGACATTGATATTGAGACGCTTGAATGGCTGGAGAAATTTATATCTGATGCAAAGGAAGCGATCCTGTTTGTATCACATGACGAGCTGCTGATTGAACACACCGCGAATATGGTGATTCATATAGAACAGCTGAAAAGAAAGCGTGTATGCCGTCACACGGTCATCAGAATGCCCTATACCCAGTATGTAGCATATCGGAATTCAAATATGCGAAACCAGGCGGCTCTTGCTGTGAGCCAAAGGAAAGAGCAGAAAATCAAGGAGAAAAAGCTAAGGAGGATTCAGCAAAAGGTTGAGCATGACCAGGCATCCGTTACCAGACAGGATCCGCATAGCGGACGGCTTTTGAAGAAAAAGATGCATGTAGTAAAAGCAATGGAACACCGCTTTGAACGGGAAAAGCAGAATATGGCAGAAATGCCGGAAAGCGAGTCGGCAATGTTTCTCAAAATGGGAAGCGAAAAATCCGCCGTGCCTTCTGGAAAAACGATCATAGATTTTTCCCTTCCATTCCTTATGTGTCCGGATGGATCTCGTGCTTTGTCTACTAATATTCACCTTTTCCTTCGTGGTGATGAAAAGATATGCATCACAGGAAAAAATGGGTGTGGGAAAACAACGTTAATAAGGGAAATAGCTAAGGAACTGTTACCGAGGGACGATATCAGGGCAGAGTATATGCCTCAAAATTATCTGGATTTGCTGGATGAAAACCAAAGCCCTGTGGATTTTCTTGCTCCTGGCGGGAAAAAGGAGGATACCACCAGGGTTCGCACTTATCTTGGATCTATGAAATATACTGCGGAAGAAATGGATCATTGCATCGCAGATTTGTCTGGAGGTCAAAAGGCCAAAATACTGTTGCTCAAAATGAGCCTGTCGGATGCAAATGTATTGATCCTTGACGAACCGACGAGAAACTTTTCGCCTCTGTCTGGACCCGTGATCAGGAATTTGCTACATACTTTTCCGGGAGCTATCATAAGTGTTTCCCATGACAGAAAATATATTGAAGAAGTTTGTGACAAAACCTATGTTTTGACGGAGTATGGGTTGACTCCGGGAATAAGATGAAACCTAGACCTAAATTTAAGCAAGAAAGCATCGGCTGATCAATCACATCCGCCGGTGCTTTCTTTTTACCCGAAAAAAGGAAGGAGGGGATCGGATGGCTGGCAGAATCCAGGGTATTACCGTTGAGATTGGCGGCGATACCACCAAATTACAGACTGCCTTAAAGGGCGTAAATACAGAAATCAGGAATACGCAGAGCCAGCTGAGAGATGTCGATAAGCTCCTGAAACTGGATCCGGGAAATACGGAACTGCTTGCTCAGAAACATAGGCTCTTGGGGGATGCCGTCAAGGAAACGAAGGAAAAGCTGGAGACCTTGAAGACGGCTGCGGAGCAGGCAGACCAAGCGCTGAAGGATGGAACGATCACGCAGGAACAGTATGATGGTCTGCAGCGTGAGATCGCGGAGACGGAGGCAAAGCTGAACTCTTTGGAGGAACAGGCGAAGGCTTCCGGTACGGCTCTTCAGGAGATCGCCGCAAAAGGTGAAAAGCTGAAGACGGTCGGTGACAATGTTACCAATGTCGGAAAGAAGTTCATGCCGGTAACTCTGGGCGTTGTGGGATTAGGTACGGCGGCGGTAAAAACTGCCGCTGATTTTGATTCCGCCATGAGCAAGGTGGCGGCGGTATCCGGTGCGACAGGTTCTGATCTGGAAGCACTCAGGGATAAAGCACGTGAGATGGGTGAGAAGACAAAGTTCTCCGCATCCGAAGCGGCGGAAGCCATGAACTATATGGCGATGGCTGGCTGGAAGACAGAGGATATGCTTTCCGGTATCGAAGGTGTCATGAACCTGGCTGCTGCTTCCGGTGAGGATTTGGCTACCACTTCGGATATCGTAACGGATGCGCTGACAGCGTTTGGACTTACTGCGAAGGACTCCGGGCATTTTGCTGATATCCTTGCAGCGGCATCGAGTAATGCGAATACGAACGTCTCAATGATGGGTGAGACCTTCAAGTATTGCGCTCCGATTGCCGGTGCTTTGGGATTCTCTGCGGAGGATACGGCGGAAGCGATCGGCCTGATGGCGAATGCCGGTATCAAGGGTTCTCAGGCTGGTACTTCCCTCAGGACGATCATGAACAACCTGTCCGGAGAGGTGAAGATCTGCGGATCCTCTATCGGAGAGGTCACGGTTGCCACGACCAATGCGGATGGCTCTATGAGGGATCTGTCGGATATCCTTGCAGACTGCCGGACGGCATTTTCTGGATTGTCTGAATCTGAGAAGGCGGCAGCGGCTGAAAGTCTTGTCGGCAAGAATGCGATGTCCGGATTTCTGGCTCTGATGAACGCCGGGGAAGCGGATATCACCAAGCTTTCCAGTGCGATTGATAACTGTGATGGTTCTGCAGCAAGTATGGCCGAGACCATGAATGACAACCTTGCCGGTCAGCTGCAGATCCTGAAGTCTCAGCTGGAAGAATTGGCGATTTCCTTTGGTGAGCTGTTGATGCCTGCGATTCGGACGATTGTTGGTTGGATCCAGAAGTTTGTGGACTGGCTCAATTCGATGGATGAAGGTACCAGGAAGGTGATTGTGACGATTGCCCTGGTGGCGGCTGCAATCGGACCGATACTGATCATAGTCGGTAAAGTCATCTCTGCGGTCGGTACCATTATGACTCTGGTTCCGAAGCTGGCAGGTGTGATCAATGCAGCGAAGGGAGTATTTGCTGCATTCAATGCGGTATGCGCGGCGAATCCGTATGTGCTGATTATCGCAGCGATTGTTGCCTTGGTGGCAGCGTTCATTTATCTCTGGAACAATTGTGAAGAGTTCCGGCAGTTCTGGATCGACCTGTGGGAGAGCATCAAAGAGATCGCTATTGCCGTGTGGGAGGCGCTGAAGGCATTCTTCCAGGCGGCGTGGGAAGCTATAAAGACCACTGCTGTTACGGTCTGGAATGCGATCAAGGATTTCTTTACCGGGCTTTGGGAAGGTATCAAGAATATCTTCACGACTGTGGTAAATGCGCTCAGCACCTTCCTGACAAATGCCTGGAACGCAATCAAAAATACCGTGACTACAGTGTTCAATGCGATAAAAACCTTCTTCACCACGATCTGGAACGAAATCAAGTCGGTTATCACGACAGTGGTGACGGCTATTTCCACTTTCCTGAGTACGGCGTGGAATGGTATCAAGACCGCTATCACAACGGTGCTGAATGCGATCAAGTCCGTGGTAACAACGGTCTGGAATGGCATTAAGACCACAATCACAAATATCGTGAACGGTATCAAGAATGCGGTCACAACAGCATGGAACAATATCAAGTCTGCGGTATCGAATGCGGCCAATGCCATAAAGAATGCCGTTTCCAATGCGTTCAATGCGATGCTGAACGGCATCAAGAATGTCTGCGGAAATATCTATGGCGCGGTGAAGAGTGGATTTGACAAGGCAATCAATTTCGTGAAGAACCTGGCATCGGAAGCCTTCCAGTGGGGAGCTGATTTTATCGGAGGTATTGTGAACGGTATCAAATCCATGATCGGCAAGGTCGGGGATGCGGTTTCATCGGTTGCGGATAAGATCCGCAGCTTCCTGCATTTCTCCGTGCCGGATGAAGGTCCTTTGACGGATTACGAGAAGTGGATGCCTGATTTTATCGGAGGCTTGGCGAAGGGTATTGAGAAGAGCCGGGGCATGATCGAGAACGCTATGAACGGTGTTACGGCTGATATGACCGTCACTCCGAGAGTGATGGCTGCTCAGGGTGGTTATGCCGGAGCCGGTGTTTCAGGAAGTGATCTGATCTCCGGTATCAATACGGCGCTGAAAACGGCTCTTGCCGGTGGAGGCACTGCCGGGGATATTGTGATCCCGGTTTATATCGGCGGTGACATGATTGATGAGATCGTGGTTACGGCTCAGCAGAGAATGAATCTAAGAAGTGGAGGCAGGTAAGATGGCTCATTTACAGTATCTTGTTTTTAACAATGAGAATATCCCGATGCCTGCCTCTTATTCTGTGAGTTTATCGGATGTGGAGGCAGACAGCGGAGGCGTGACGGAAGCAGGAACCACACAGAGGGATGTTGTCCGTGAAGGCGTGGTTCAGATCGGAGTGACCTTCCGGGTGTCGAAAAAGTGGCTGAATAAGTTTTCAGCATATAAGAAGCTGGCGAGTATCACGGTGGGCTATCTGGATATGGAGACCATGAACATCGTGAATACGCAGATGTATATTGACGGGTATCAGGTGAAGCTTGTCAGTGATACAAGCTATGGGAGCTTGTGGGAGGTTTCCTTCACGCTGAAAGAGTTTTAAGGAGGGCGGGTATGTATCCAGTGAGCAATGCCTTCCTTGAAGCGGTGAAGGCGAATACAAGAAAATATTACTGGACCGGCAGGATCACAACGACTGCCGGAACAGTTTATGATTTTGATCAGGATGATATGGTCAAGGGCAGCGGGTATATCACTTCCCAGTGCTGCGGTTCCACGGAAATCGAGCTGGGAACGGTGTATGCTGCGGAGATGGGAATATCACTTTTCTCCGAGATCAACAGGTACACGCTGGAAGATGCGAAGGTGGAGCTTTTCTATCATTTGCAGGTGGCTGGCGGTTCCTATGAAACGATCCCGATGGGAATCTTTGAAGTATCGGAGGCGAACCGGAAAGCAAAGTGCCTGGAAATAAAAGCCTATGACTATATGGTACGGTTCGAGAAGGCATTCACTTCTCTGGAATCCATCGGTAACGCTTATGATTTCATGGTGCTCTGCAGCACGGCCTGTGAGGTAACACTGGCTCAGGACAGGGCAACCATTGAGGCAATGCCGAACGGAACGGAGAACCTGTCCATCTATTCTGATAATGATATTGAGACTTACCGCGATGTGCTGTTCTATGTGGGACAAGTGCTTGGCGGTTTTTTCGTGATCAACAGAGCAGGGGAGCTGGAACTTCGGAAATATGGTAATACGCCGGTGCTGACGGTGGAGAGGAAGCACCGCTTTACTTCCAGCTTTTCGGACTTTATCACGAGATATACAGCGGTCAGTTCAACGAACCTTCGGACTCAGATTGCGGAGTATTACGCGCTGGATCCGGATGACGGGCTGACCATGAACCTGGGCGTGAATCCACTTTTGCAGTTTGGTTTGGAAGAGACCAGGCGGCAGCTTTGTACAAATATCCTGAATGATCTGGCCGTCGTGAATTATGTTCCGTTTGATTCGGATACTATTGGTAATCCGGCATTGGATGTGGGAGATATTCTTTCATTTACCGGTGGACAGGCAGATTCTACGAAGTATGCTTGCATTACTTCCAATAGCATCAAGATCGGCGGCAGGCAGACGATCAAGTGCGTGGGTAAGAATCCGAAGCTGTCACAGGCGAAGAGCAAGAATGATAAGAATATCTCCGGGCTGCTGGCTCAGATCGAGGCAGGAAAGATCGGGATCCATACCTTCACTAACGCTTCGGCATTTACGGTCAGGGATGTTGATACGAAGATTATTTCCATAGAGTTTGCTACGACTGAAGCGAACCATGCGCAGTTCTTCGGACAGGTGATCGTGGATGTAACGGCTCAGCCAGTCACGAGGTCTGTTACGGCATCCGGGGATGTGGTGATTCCGTCTGTTCCGGTTGATGATCTGCCGGTGGATCCGGATGAGCCTGAGGAAGAGCCGGTGGTGATCGGCAATACGGAAGAGCAGACGATAACAGTATCCCTTCCCATGAGTTGGCAGGAGGATGGCCATGCGGATGTGATCTTTTCCTTTGAGTTCAATAATCAGATGATTCCGGTGCATTATCCGCAGGAGAACTGGCATTCAGGAAGGCACACAATTCTTCTCTATTATCCGATCGAGAATGTAGTGCCGAACTACACGAATATCTTCAATGTCTATATGCGCTGCGAAGGCGGCACGGGTGCGGTAGATACCGGAATGTGTATTGCTTCCATTTCTGGTCAGAGCATGGGCGCTTCTGCGGCATGGGATGGAAGGATTGATATTGAAGAGTATGTGGATTTGTTTAGGATCGGCAATGGTTCTCAGACTGACAAGCTGCAGGTGAAGACATTTACCGAGAGTGATGTCTGGGAGATCAAGGAGACCGTGAAGCGGTTCTATTCCGATGTGAAATCAGGAAGGACGGCTGTCGGCGGATTCGCTATGCCGGTAGATGTGCCGGGAAGCAATAGTTAGGAGGCTTTTATGAAGAGATATACAGGAAATCTGGTTCTGGAATTGGAAGATGTGAATACGGGTGTTGTGGAAACGGTATCGGAGACCAATATGGTCACCAATGCCGTCAATGACATTCTGGGTGTGAATCCGATGGGTGTCATGTATAAGGCAGGAGGTCAGTACGATGATTCCCTGACATGGAATGATGAGCTGCTTCCGATCTGCCCGAACATGATCGGAGGCATCCTTCTCTTTCCGAGTTCCATTACTGAGCAGGCGGATAATCTATATCTGCCGTCAACGAATTTGCCGGTGGCATATGCCAGTAATGATGTCAATGCCACGGCGAATACGAAGAGGGGAAGCATGAACCTTACGGAGAGTATGAAGCTGTCGAACGGATATAAATTCGTTTGGGAGTTCACGCCTTCGCAGGGAAACGGCACGATCGCGGCGGTCGGTCTGACTTCCAAGCATGGAGGGGCGAATGCGTATGGTTCTGATGTTGCAGTGGACTCAACGCTTTTGCAGATCAAGAAGGTCAGTCTGGATGATGAGGATGGCTTTATCAATGATCTGTACCGGACGGTTACGGTGGATTTTGCGAATGCGAAGCTGTATTCGCTTTGCTATGCAAGCAATACTGTGACAATCAAACGTTACAGGATTCCGGTATTCGATATCGGTTTGAATGAGAAGCTGGATGATTCTACGCTGACTTTAGAGGATACGACGGTTCTCCAGTGCAGCACCTTCCATTTCTACGGAAGCTATACGCCGTATGGAATCTTTATGGATGGTGGTGATGGGTACTGGTATGGTTTTGCCAATCAGGGCAATTCTTCCGGCAGCGCAACGGTTCTCTGGATCAAGATCAGGAAAAGTGATTATACATTTACGGAAGGTCAGTGGACGCTTTCCAATGCAACGCTGATGACGATGGGAAGCTTCAAGGAAGGCTCCAGTTATCCTTCCGGGAACAGAAGCGCGGTTGTGAGAAACGGATATCTGTATGTACCGTCTTATGATAAGACCGGCGTTTACAAGATCAATATTTCCAACAGTACCGATGTGACGCTGATCAGCCTTGGATTCACATCAACCATGAAGTGTCTGGGTGAGACAGGAAGCTGTGATTGCTGCATGTCTGTCATCAACGATATTATTGTGGCTTATGATTTTGAGATTGATGTGAATGATAACGTGATCGCTACGTTTGCCGGGGAACGATGCGGCAATGTTTCCACACCGTTTTTCCGGTATAAGGAATATGTCTTTGCCTGGGGCGGCGCTTATTTGAACCAGTACAGGTATACATGGATCCTGACTCCGTATCTGGCTACGATCTGCAATCTGAGTCAAGCGGTGGTGAAGAATGCGGATAAGACGATGAAGATCACTTATACGCTGACGGAGCAGACAGTGACGTAAGGGTTGGAAAAATGAATAGTTGTTGTTAAGGCGGTTATCCCGATATGGGAGCCGCCTATTTTTATGCGAAGGAGGGCTTGTGAAATGAAGGAGTTTTGGAATGTGATTCAGGCGATTTTTGCGGCAGTAGGCGGCTGGCTTGGTTATTTCCTGGGCGGAAATGACGGCCTGCTTTATGCGCTTCTGGCGTTTGTGGTGCTGGATTACATCACAGGGGTCATGTGTGCGGTGGCGGACAAAAAGCTGTCGAGTGCCGTGGGCTTCAAGGGAATCTGCAGGAAGGTTCTGATCTTTGCGCTGGTAGGTATCGGGTATTTGTTGGATACGCACATTTTCAGAGAAGCCGGTGTCTTAAGAACCGCGATCATTTTCTTCTACATCTCCAACGAAGGCCTGAGCCTTGTGGAGAATGCAGCGTATCTGGGGCTTCCGATTCCGGGGAAGCTTCATAAGGTGCTGGAGCAGCTGCATGACCGGAGCGAGAAGGAAAAGGATAAGAAGGAAGGTGAGGAATAATGGCTTACACGAACAGTTCTATGGTAGTTTATAAGAAACTCTCACCGAACCATTCCGGGCAGAGGACGCACAGCATTGACCGGATCACGCCTCACTGTGTGGTCGGCCAGTGTACGGCAGAGGGACTTGGAGAGTGGTTTGAGAAGCAGTCCACACAGGCATCCAGCAACTACGGCATCGACCGGGATGGCAGGGTGGCTCTGTATGTGGAAGAGAAGAACCGTTCCTGGTGTACTTCCAGTAATGCTAATGACCAGAGGGCAATCACAATAGAGTGCGCTTCCGATACCGCAGAGCCTTATGCTTTCAGGGATGTGGTATATCAGACTCTGATCAAGCTCTGCATTGATATCTGTAAGCGCAACGGAAAGAACAAGCTGATCTGGTTCGGGGATAAGGACAAAACGCTGAACTATTCTCCAAAGAGCGGGGAGATGATCCTGACGGTTCACAGGTGGTTTGCGAATAAAAGCTGTCCGGGGAACTGGATGTATGCGCGGATGGGTGATCTGGCTGAGAAGGTGACGAAGGCACTGCGGGGATCGGATTCGGGTTCTGGTGGTGGTTCTGATTCCGGAGGCAAGGAAACCATCAAGTGGTACCGCGTCCGGAAGAACTGGGCGGACAGCAAGACGCAGAAGGGCGCTTATAAGATTCTGGATAATGCGAAGAAGTGCGCGGATCAGAATCCGGGGTATAAGGTGTTTGATGCTGACGGTAATGTGGTTTATGAACCGAAGGCAGACGAGCCTGTTGAGAAGGTACCGTTTCTGGTTAAGGTCAGTATCTCTGATCTGAATATCAGGAAGGGGCCGGGAACGGATTATGACAGGGTTCAGTTCTGTCCGCCGGGTATTTATACCATTGTCGAGGTCAAGAGCGGAAAAGGCTCTGCGGCTGGATGGGGAAGGCTGAAGAGCGGAATTGGATGGATAAGTTTGGATTTCGTGAAAAGAGTTTAAGAATTACGGTCAGTGGAGATTCGTTCTCTGCTGGCCGTTTTTTTTGGTGTAAGAGATAAGTAACTCTTTTTGAAAAATGATCTTCCTAAGCAATTGATGAATGATGGTCGGTATGGATCAGTTATACGTTTTTTACAAATCAGTTGACAAGTCAATCCAAAACAATTATACTTGACATGTCAACTGAAACGGAGGAATGAAAATGGACAAGGCAGGAACATATGTATCTGTATTGATGCGTCAGCTGAATCTGTTCTTTGGTCATGAACTAGCTGAGGTTGAGATCACGGCATCGGAGCTGATGTATCTTTCACAGCTGTATGATAGGGACGGACTTACCCAGGAGGAGATGGCAGCTGTGATAACAGTAGATAAGGCTGCAACGACAAGAACAATCCAGGGAATGGAGAAGAAAGGGCTTGTCCGCAGGGAAGCGCACGAAGAAAATTACCGGGCAAAAAGGGTGTATCTGACTGATAAGGCGAAGAACGCAGAGCCGCGGATCCGTGAGCTTCA